AATTAGTCTTAGCTTATAATTTTGCAGTAAGTAAAGATGGAAGTATTACTATTTTTGGAGGTAATGGATTTGCTCATGCCCATCGTTATTTAACCTCAGCTAGTAATCCTAACTACCCTTTAATGGAAATTAATTCAGCAGGAGGAGTTTGGACAATCTTTACTACTTTAGGAGGTGAGGTAGGAATTAACTTAACTAAATCTGTAAAAGTATTTGGTGGTACTAAAGTAAATGTTTATTCAACAGACGATTTAGATGCTTGGGCTTCTTACAATAAAGGAACCCCAGATATTATACAATATACTTATGCGGGTCTAGCTTTTAGATTTAGTAGGTAATATTTATAATAAATGTTTTATATAATAGTTGTATTAAATTAACTTTTAAATTTAAAATTATGGCATTTAGTGACATTTTTAAAGACAAGAATGATTTCAACGAAAAAACTATCGTTGGCTTTATGTCATTCTCAGTAATGAGTATTGCAGCTCTTGCAGACGTCGCAACTGGTATTATGGGTCAAGAACTCGTTATCAGTGATACAATCTTTAACTCTTTTGTAATCATCACTCTTGGTGCTTTCGGTATTGCTGAAGCAGGTAAAATTTTTGGTGGTAATAAAAAAGATAAGTCTAACGAAGAAGAAATAGGATAATGAAAGATATTTTTAATGCAATTTTGAAATTTTTACTAGGTAAAACAAAATTAGATGAAACATTAGCTGATGAGCTAGGTAACTTAAAAGAAAAAGTAGATACTATTGATAAAATTGATAGTGATACTGAAGTAAAACAAGAAGAAACCCCTAAAACCGAAGAATAATCATGATGTTATCCGAAAATCTTTCAGTCGCTGAATTTAGCAAATCAGATACCGCAAAAAGAAAAGGTATTGATAATACTCCAAAGGGAGTTCATTTAGAAGCAGCTAAAGAATTAGCTCAAAATATTTTCCAACCTATTAGAGAACATTATGGAGTACCTATCTTCTTATCTTCAGGATATAGAAGTGATGCTTTAAATAAAGCAGTAGGTGGTTCAGCTACTTCACAACACTCAAAAGGTGAAGCAATTGATATTGATATGGACGGGCATAAAGGTCCATCTAATGCTGAAATCTTTAATTACATCAAAGAAAACTTAAACTTTGATCAGTTAATTTGGGAATTTGGTACTAAAACAGCACCAGATTGGGTTCACGTATCTTATAAAAAAGGTGGTCCTCAAAGAAAACAAATTTTACGTGCAGTAAGAAATTCTGCAGGTAAAACTGTTTACGAACCTTACAAATAATAACAATAATGAAACTTAACCTTCCACTACTGGCTATTACTTCGTTATCAGCAGGTGTAACCTTTATGTGTTCTTATTTTATGAAGCTAACTATGGCTAATTCTGATCAGTATTTAGCCGTAGTGGGAGTTATGTTTCTAGATGGCATATTTGGAATGATTGCAGGTGCTAGAAGAGAAGGATTTCAAACTCGTAAAGCTTTACAAGTATTAAGAAATACCTTTGCTTGGTTAGTTATTCTAACAGGTATCCTGATGGTAGAACAAGGTTTTACTGGAACAGCTTGGCTTAGTGAAGTAATCGTAGTACCTTTTATGATATTTCAAATCATAAGTGCACTTAAAAATGCATCTATGGCTGGTTTTATTAAGGCATCTTTATTAAATGAGATTCTTGATAAAATAGATCAACATAAAGGTATAAGAAAAAAAGATGAAAAATCTACAGAATAAAATATTTCCATTTTTAATAGCGCTTTCTGCACTATCAGTTTCTGCTTCGGCCGCTTTCTATTCAGTAAGCGGCCTTAGTAAACTTTTCGCAGGTGCTAGTTTGGCTGTAATTATTATGGCAACTTCTCTAGAAATAGCTAAACTAATTATTGTTTCTTTACTTTATCAGTATAGAAAAACTTTACCTTTAATGTTAAAAATTTATTTAACAATAGCTGCTACTATCCTTGTTTTAATTACTTCTATGGGTATTTATGGTTTTTTATCAGCAGCATATCAAGAAACAGCAAATAAAGATGGTTTTGTTACTCAACAAATAGAAGTATTAGAAACTAAAAAAGAATTATACGAAGATAATCGTAATAATATTATCCAAGAAAAACAATCATTAGCTGAATTAAAAGGTACATTATCTAAAGGTTCAACTACTCAATATACAGATAAGAATGGTAATTTAGTAGTTAGATCTAATAATGCATCTATTAAACAAATTGAATCTGCTAATAAATCGGATGATGCTTTAACAAATAAATTAAATATAGTTAATGATTCTATATTTAGTTTAGAAACTCAAATATTAGAAGTTAAAACTAATGGTGAAGCCGCAAGTGAATTAGGACCTTTAAAATTTCTTTCTAACTTAACGGGCGTTGCCATGGATAGGATCATAAATTGGTTATTATTAATTATAATATTTGTATTTGATCCTTTAGCAATTGCATTAGTTATAGCAGCTAATTTTGCTTTTGAAAATTCTAAAAATAAAAATGATATGAAGTTATTTAATTGGTTTAAAAAACAAACCACCCCAGAACCTACCCCAGTACAAGAAGTTTCTAATAATGAACCTGAGATTTTTCCTGAAGAAATTATTTTAGAAGATATTAAAAGTGATGTTTCTGAAGAAAAAAAAGTTACTTTAGCTGAACCTACTGAAAGTTTAGTTGAGCTTGTAAATGAATATAAAGAAAATATCCAAACCCAACCCCAACTCAGCCCCCGAGAATTAAAAATTAAACAAAAATTTAATAAATCAGATGATGATTTGACTATAAAATATTAGTTATGAAAAAAATATTAGTTTTATTTATTTTTTTATTAGTATCATTTAGTTCATTTGGGCAACAAATTCTAAAATGGCATAAAGTTACTAACTATATGTCTACCTCCGAAATGATTTGGAGTCAGGTAGAACAAAAAACAATATTTTTTGATAATCACGATTTAGCAGCAACCAGTGCTGTTTGGGATATTACATTAGATGTAGTAAACGGAGAAGGATTTGTAACCTCAGGTAATATTACTTACCGAGTAAAATCAACCACAATTGAAGAGCGAGAAGGAATGAAAATGGTTGTAATGAATGCTTACAATGAAACTTTAAATATTCCTGTTTTAATGATTGCAAATACTATTGATAATAAATTTAAAATGGGTATTTACGTTGAAGCACATAAAAAAGTTTATTATTTCTACGAATAATTTATTTGTAAAATGATTTCAAATCTAAAACGACCTTATAAATTAGAAATAAGAAAAACCTATCAAAAAGGTTGGGGAGTATTTGCTACTTCACCTATATATCTTAATGAAGTTATTGAAGAATGTCCTTTATTAGAAGTACCTACTAAATTATCTAACTCTCACCCTGAAGCTTTTATGGATTATGCTTTTGCTTATCCAATAGAAAACCCTCAACTACAAGTTCTTCCTCTTGGATTTGGCTGTATATACAATCATTCAGATACACCTAATGCTAAATGGCAACACAATCCATTAGATAGTCAAATTTTTCAATTTATAGCTATAAGAGATATACAAGTAGGAGAAGAGATTTGTACTTATTATGGAGACGAAAAATATTGGGCTCAAAGACCCTACATTAAAAAAATTTAAAACATTTTACAATACATGGCAACGCTAGATAATAGATTGCGAGCAATAAATTTTCAAATTCAATCATTTTTAGGACTTAAAAAACAAGACAATAATGAGAATTTTGAGCTAGTTAAAGAATGGGATTTTACTAAAACTACTTTTGATGAGTTAAAAAAAGATTTTCGTTTTACCCCACCTTGGGGTGAAAAAATAAATAAGAAACACTCGTGTAAGTTTAACGAGAATAATATTAAATTAACCTCTGAAGGAATTGAATTTTGGAATTCAGTAAATACTGGAAGTGATAATACGGAAACTCCTTATATTGCAGGAGCGATTATAACGAGAAAAGCAACTACTTTACCAGCATTCGGGAAAATTGAGGCGTTGGTTGAAATCCCAAGGTATAAGGGACAATTCCCAGCATTTTGGACGACTGATGAATTAGCAGCAATGCCCGAATTTGATATATTTGAGTTTATTTGGCCCTCATGGAAAGAAGAAGCTACAATGGCTGGGAATATTCACTATGGAACTGCTTATGATTCTAAAAAATGGAAATTTGATAATCCAAGTTGGTTGGGTGTAAGTGGAAAAACGTGGGATAAACCCATTAAATTTAGCGCTGAATTTTATCCTCACGAGACTCTATATAAGGTAAATAATTATGTTGTATATAAAACTATAAACGGGTATACACCTAATAATAGGGTAGTGTGGTTAAATGGTGGCACTTATCATAGTGGAGGAGGGCCTATAGGAGAAGGACCATGGTTATCTTTAAAAGCTAAATATCTAAAATTTTACAGATTAAAAGAATAATTTTTTACTTAACTTGCCCCCAACTAGTATGTTTAGTATATTTATTAAAAATAAAATAAACAAATGGAAAATTTTCTAACTGAACAGGACAAAAAGAAAACACAACTTATTGATGAGCTTTTATCTGTAGCTAGCCTATTAGATGAAGCCTATCAATACCACCCCGCAAATCCTAAACAAATTAAAGTAGAGGATTATTTCCAAGAGTTAAGTGAGAGAAAAGTACAAATTGAAACTGAATTATCTAATTTAGAAAATTGAGCAAAAAAAAGTTAATTAAAGGATCCAAAATTAAAGTTAAAGGTATCTCTGAACAAGGTATCTCTAGAACTTCTATTCACGGAAAAATCTGGCAAATTGAGCGAGTTGTTAACGACTTGTCTGAATTTTACTCTAGCAAAGGTCCTTTAATTGCTTTAAAAAGTTGTAGTGAAAGGAATGCTTGTTTTTGGTTTTATTATAAAGAAGATCCTCATTTTAAAATAACAAAATTTTTAGGATAAGAATTATTCTTTTAAAAAATCCTAATATGTATTATTGTATAACAAAATACCATAAATAAAAATGGCAATAACAACTTTAGCAGTTAGACAATTTTACCAAATTCCTTCAGAATATGGCACTTTTAACCGTCCTGCATCAACTTTTGTAGTTACTGGATCTGTTAGTAGACTACTAGTTGATGGTGGTCGATCAAATTTAGCTAATGATTCTATGACTATCACCACTCAAAATAGCAGCCCCTATATTGCAAACTCAGGCACTGCAGAAGGTTGGTGGCCTAGTCCTAGTATTGACGGAGCTACGGGATATGGTATTATTGTAGGTGGAAATGATGTATTTGCAAATACTTCTCCAGATGGTAGAATTTCAACAGTTTCATGTTGGGGTTGGATTGCACAAGAAGATCAAGCTGCTAATGATGCTGAATTTATTGCTTTAGCTGAAATTGTAACTGGAGTTGAAATAGCTAATACAGCATCTGCTAAAACTAATTTACAAAGCCGTGGTTATTACTATCAATACCCAACTGGGTATCAAGGACAAAGCCCAGGCACAGGACCAGGTTCAGATTCTTAATTGAAATAAAAAATATTTTAGAAAGAAGGGAAAATTTTTATAATTTTCCCTTGCTTTTTTTTAAAATTGGTTGTAAATTCAAGATAAATAAATTCTTAATGATAAAAGTTAGTCACGAAACTCCGTTATGTCTATTAGAAGATAGTCGTTTATTTAATGATTATGATTATTGCCTCCCCCACTTGCTCGATCAAGAGCAAGGCTATCAAGATTATTTTTTAACATCAGTAGCACAAGGTCGCTATGTTATTATGGATAATTCACTTCATGAGCTAGGACATGCTTATGATGAGGATCGTTTGCTACACTGGATTAGTGTACTTCGCCCTAATGAATTTATTGTACCTGATGTTTGGCAAGATCGAGACAAATCAGTAGTAAACGCTCGTAAATGGGCTCAAGTTAAACTACCTATGGGGGTAGAAAAAGTAGCAGTAGTTCAAGCAACTACTATTCACGAAGCTGCTACTTGCTATCAAACCTACAAAGATCTAGGTTACAAGAAAATTGCATTTTCATATGGCGCTTCTTACTATAATGATGTAGTACCTCACGCTAATAAAAACCTAGGTAAAGCACTTGGACGTTTATCTGTTATCTCAGCTCTATATGAAACTAAAGTAATTGAAAATAACGATCGAGTACATTTATTAGGATGTCAAGTACCACAAGAATTTGGATGGTATAATGGATTTCAATTTATCGAATCAATTGATACTTCAAACCCAGTAATGGCTGCTCTAGAAGGCATGCGTTACACAAATGCGGGTTTAATTGAAAAACCAAAAGCAAACATGAACGATTATTTCTTTATGTTGTCTGATCAAGTTGATTATGAGCTTTTATCTTATAACATTTTAAAGTTTCGTGAAATTAACGATTTGTAAAAGCGTTTGCCTATACGCTTACAATACATGGCAAATTAAATATTTATACAAAACATGGCAAAACACGTTGTAGTTTCGTTATCTGGAGGAATGGATTCCTCAACACTATTGCTTAGAGCGCTAAGCGAATTTGATACTGTAACAGCAGTATCGTTTGACTATGGTCAAAAACATAAAGTAGAGCTTGATCGAGCCCAATCACTGGTAAATTATATTAATGATAATCCTACTAGAGTATTCCATCATGATCATGCTCCAAATGGATTTGAAGAATCGTATCCATTAGTAAATTACCGAGTAATTAAACTTGATGGTTTAGTTGATTTACTTAACTCAGCCCTAGTAACAGGTGGTGCCGAGGTACCAGAAGGTCACTATGCTGAAGAAAACATGAAAGCTACAGTAGTACCCAATCGAAACAAGATTTTCAGTTCAATTACTCAGGCAATTGCTTTGTCTATTGCTACTGAAAAAAAAGAAGAATGTTCTATTGCTTTAGGTATTCACGCAGGTGATCACGCTATTTATCCTGATTGTCGTCAAGAGTTTCGTGACGCTGATGACCTCGCCTTTCGAGTAGGTAACTGGGATAGTGAATTAGTTTCATATTGGACTCCATATCTTGAAGGTGATAAATTTACTATTTTGCAAGATGGAGAGAAATTGTGTGCTAATCTAGGAGTTGACTTTAATGAAGTTTATAAACGCACTAATACCTCTTATAAACCACTTCAACATATTATTGAAACGCAACCTGGATGGACTGAGCTAGTATGGTTTAGTGATTACAAATCAGCATCATCTGTTGAACGAGTTGAAGCGTTTATTAAGCTGGGTCGCCCCGATCCCGCAGAGTATGCTGACGAGACCGGTCCTGTAACTTGGGAACATGTAATAAATGAAGTATCTAAAGTACTATCTAATCATGAGTGATGGAATAACAGAAGCTCGTAGAGGCACCTATTTTAAATCCGATAAATATAACCATGATGATAGTATTATTAATCCTGAGTTATACGGAAAAATAAAAAGTACAAAAAACGTGAAAATAGATACTAAAATTAAAGATTTTAAACATATGCCTAATCAAAAATGGCATAAAATTATGAGCTTTATTAAATCAAGTATCCGTATAACTGGTTATATTCTTATCCCATTCGACTTGACCTCAGCTGCTCTTGTTCTTATATTTAGTGAAATAGTAGGTATATTAGAAGAATTAGTATGAAAAAATTCGAAACTTGGTTTTTGAAATATGGACATTGGAGTTTTTTAACAAGCTCACTTTTTGAAGCATCAGAGAGTCGTTGGTTAACGGCGGCTGCTTTTATGTTTCTTTTTATTAACTATCAATTTTTAAACAAAAAATGAAACAACTTTGGTATTTTTCAGCCCCATGGTGCGGTCCATGTCAATCTTTTGGTCCTATTATGGATCAAGTAACAAATGCAGGTGTAAATGTAAAAAAAGTTAATATTGATTATGAACCTAATGCCTCAACTACTTATGGTATTAAAAGTGTTCCAACTGTTATTTTAGTTGAAGACGGACAAGAAAAAGCACGTTTTATAGGAGCTCGTTCTTTGAATGATGTGATTAAATTTTACAATCAATAATGAGTAGTTTTAGGTCAACAAAAGTATTTGATGGCTACTCAACAGTATTCCGCCAATGGAAAGCTGAAGGAACACATTGTAGATTCCTTCATGGCTATGGAGTAAGTTTAAAAGTATGGTTCGAAGGTGAACTTGACCAGCGTAACTGGGTATGGGACTTCGGAGGTATGAAGCGTGCTAAAGGTACTATCGATGGTATGAACCCTAAAGCATGGATGGATTATATGCTTGATCATACTACAATTATTGCAGATGATGATCCATACCTTTCTTACTTCCATAACATGTACACCGAAGGTCTAATTCAACTACGAATTATTCCAGCTACAGGAGCAGAGCGTTTTGCAGAGTACTTCTACAACAAATTAAATACATTTATTCAAGAAGAAACAGATGGTCGTGTTAAAGTAGTTCAAGTTGAATTTCGTGAACACGAGAAAAACACAGCATTTTATAAAGGATAATTATGTCACTAGGAAGAATAGAAGACTACAATAAAATTCTACCAATTGTAGAATTATACACTTGTGTGCAATCAGAGGGTAGCCGAGCAGGTCGCCCTACTGTTGCAGTCCGCACTACGGGTTGCACCCACCGCTGCTACTTTGGTGAAGGTGGATGGTGTGATTCTTGGTACACAAGTATCCACCCTGAAAAAGGTAAATACACTTTCCAGGATATTATTAACATTTACGATCAAAATCCTGAAATTAAGGAGATGATGTTAACTGGAGGTTCTCCAACTATGCATCCAAAACTCGTAAACGAACTAACTCACTTTGCAAATGAAAGGCAAATCATCATCACGATCGAAACAGAAGGGTCTGCTTTCCTTGAAACAGATTATCCTATTGGGCTTATTAGTTTCAGCCCTAAATTTAGTAACAGCGTGCCTGTACTTGGGGGTACTACACCTCTTGGGAGTATTGTAGATCAAAAATTCATTGATACTCACAATCGACTACGTCTAAACAAAGACGCGATTAAAAAGTCAATGGCTTATCATTCAGACTACCATATGAAGGTAGTCGTTAACCCAGATGAAATGCCAGAAACTTGGGCTGAAATTCGTTCATTTATGGATGAGCTAGAAGTACCAAAAGATAAAATCTGGATTATGCCTCCTGGAGATAATCGTCAAGAACTAATTCGTGTTTATCCTATGGTAATTGATTGGTGTACTAAGAATTACTATAACTTTACAGGTCGTGAACATATTATTGCTTTTGATACTAAACGTGAAGTCTAATGCCTTTTGTCATTTTTAAGCATACTAACATCCAAGGAATCCCTCGTACTATCATCGTGAATGATAGTGAGGGTATTCCTATGGAGTTTGAATCTATGAGTGCTGCTACAAAATTAGCTGAACTATTTCAAGCCAACACCACTTCAGGAAATATTTACGAAGTAAAAAAAATAAAATAATGGCTAAAACTAGTGAAAAAATAGTTTGCCATAACTGTTTAGATTCTATAACTTTTAAAAAAGGAGTTAAAGTAGAAAGAAATAACTTTGGGATTCCTCATTTTGTTTGGATTTGTAAAAAATGTTACGATGCAGCTCCTACTAGAAAATAATAAAGGACATGTTATAGTAGACGATTCTACAGGTAAAATTATTTCTGTTGTCGTTCATAATGCTATTAAAAATAAACAAGATTTTATTAACTTAGCCAGTTTTACAAATAACCCAGATGGGACTCACTCTGCAACACGTTTTGTAAAATGAACAATTTAGATAAAACATACCAAGCACTCCTACAAGATATCCTAGATAACGGAGTAAAAAAGGAAGACAGAACAGGTACCGGAACTATTTCAGTATTTGGTCGTCAGATCAGACATAAAATGTCTGACGGTTATCCTTTGCTTACTACTAAGAAAATGGCATTCAAAACTATGGTAACTGAGTTACTGTGGTTTTTGAAAGGAAATACCAACATTAAGTATTTGGTTGAGAATGGATGTAACATATGGACTGGGGATGCATACAAACGTTATAAAACTGTATGGGAATACGAATTAGATGAACCATTGTCAATGGAAGACTTTGTTCAGCGTATTAAAACAGATCCTATTTTTGCACACGTTTGGGGTGAGTTAGGACCAATTTATGGAGCACAATGGAGAAAGTGGCCATCATCTGATTTAGCAGGTGGTGATATTGACCAAATTAAAAATCTAATTTATCAACTCAAAACAAACCCAGATTCAAGACGATTAATGGTTTCAGCTTGGAATGTTGATGATCTAGAACATATGGCTCTACCTCCTTGCCATTACGGATTTCAAGTTTATACAAGACCAACTACACGTGAAGAGAAGATTATTAATCCTGGAAAATACAGAGCAATCTCTCTAATGTGGAATCAACGTTCAGTAGATACATTCTTAGGTTTACCATTCAATATTGCCTCTTACGGATTATTGCTTGAAATGATTGCTAAAGAAGTAGACATGGTACCTGATGAATTGATTGGTAATTTAGGTGATGTTCATTTGTATTCAAATCACGTTGAACAGGCAAAAGAACAAATCACTAGAAAACCAATGACTTTACCTACAGTAGAGATAACAGAACTAGATTTGTTGGAAGGTAGTGTATCGGCAGAATTAAAAAACTATATTCACCACGATCCAATCAAAGCACCTTTATCTAATTAATTATGATTGAATTATATTCTGCTCACGATATAGACATTAAAACCAAAATTATTGCTCAACAAATTTCTCGCGAGCATAAAAATGATGCTACACCTGTTGTAATGGTAGGAGTACTAAATGGAGCATTTATGTTCTATTCAGATCTAGTTCGTAATATGGATATTGATGTAGAATGTGATTTTGTTCGAGTCAAATCCTACTCAGGTAAAGAACGAGGCAGTATTCAACTCACTAAAGATATTGAAACATCAGTGCAGGGTAAGTACGTTTACTTAGTTGATGATATTTTTGATTCAGGAGAAACAATGCGATTTTTAGCTAAATATTTTAATATTAAAGGTGCAAAAGATATCAATGTTGTTACTCTAGTAAAACGAGCTAAAAATGAATTTAACCCTATAGGACCTCATAGTCTTATATCTTCATTTAGACATGCTTTTGAATGCGAGGATGAATGGTTGATTGGTTATGGAATGGATTCAACAGGGGGTTATAAAAGAAATCTTAAATCTATCTTTGCTCTTTAAAAAAAAGTTATTATATTAATGTTATGGAAAATATAGAAAATAAACGTCGTAAAAAACACGAAAATATTGAATGCGTTCCTGTTGGTTTCGCAAACGGAGTAGCAGGTGATTTCCCACTTTCAGCTGAACAAAAAGAAGCAATGATCGAGGAAGCAGCAGAGCACTTTGGACGCTTTCTTACAGCACTAAAATGTGATTGGCAAAATGACCCTAACTCAATGGAGACACCTCGTCGCGTAGCTAAAGCATACGTAAACGATTTATGGAAAGGCCGTTATACTCCATTTACAGAAATTACTTCATTCCCCTCAGATGGTTATGATGGAATTATCATTGAACGTAACATTCAACTTACATCAATGTGTTCACACCACCACCAAACAATTCGTGGTGTAGTACATATTGGTTATGTAGCTGGAGATAATGGTCGTGTAATTGGTTTATCTAAACTAAACCGAATTGTAGAACATTTTGGTCGTCGAGGTGCTATCCAAGAACAACTTACATCAGCTATTCACCAAGCAGTAAATAAAGTATGTGAAGGTAATCGTGGTGTAATTGTAACTGTAGTTGCTACACACAACTGTGTATCTTGTAGAGGTATTAATCACCAAGGTGCAGCAATGGTAACTACCAAAGCATCAGGTGTGTTCATGGAAAATGATAACCAAGCTCGTAAAGAATTCTTTGATAGTCTTAAAATAAATAATGGTCATGTCTCAATTTAAAGAATTAATAACAATAGAATTAATTAATAGTTTAGGATTACTTCGTTCATTCTCTGATCGAGATGAAGCAACCCGTAACCCTGAAATAGATTGGGCTGAAGAAACTGCAGGTAGAATTGCAAAATTATTCAATTCCAAATATGTACCATTCGTAAGCGAGGTTGAAGAGTTCAACAGCTTAATGAATAAACCCAACAATTATGCACCCACAATTCCAGCAAAATCTGAATGGGATTTTGTCTACAACTTCGTTTTGGAAGAACTTGAGGAATATAAACAAGCTTGTGAAAAACAAGACATCGTGGAAATTTTGGATGCATTGTGTGACATTGCTTATGTATCCCTTGGGAACGGTACTATGCTTCATGGCCTTAAGAATCAAATTTGGCCCGCTTATATGGAAGTACAGGCATCAAATCTTTCAAAAGCTTGTTTTACACAAGAAGAGGCACAAAAGACTGTTGAAACACGTTCACAAGAACAAGGCGAAGGCTGTCACTATGAGCAGGTTGGTAACAAGTATGTTGTATATCGTACTCGAGACCGTAAAGTAATGAAATCAATTAATTATTTTAAACCTGATCTGAATCAATTCTTTAAATAATGAGTTACAAATCTTGTTTTGCTACTAGATTAGGCAATAACAAATATAAAATCCATTTATGGGAAGATAAGGGTTACACTAATTTTGAGTGGAACTACCCTGCCTACATCGAATGTGACGAACAAGAAGAAGAATTTGTTGGTTTAAAAAAAGAATCTCTTAGGAAAACTTACAAATGGGATAAAGAAGATAATAAAGTTCATTTTAACGATATGAAACCTTACCAAAGGTTTTTAGTTGAAAAGTATGGAACTAATGATGAACCTTCAACAACCCATAAAGAAGTATTTTTTGATATTGAGATTGAAATGGGGGGAGCACTTACGGAAGAATATATCAAAAGTGCTCCCAAACCCGTTACTTCAATTGCATGGTGGTACAAACAAGAGGATCAATGGGTAATTCTTATTTTAGATAAAAAAGGACAATTAAAGCACACCAAAGCTAAAAATAAAGAAATTGTTCCTTGTGAAAGCGAAGAAAAGCTTTTAGAAACTTTCTTAATAAGAATGCGCGAAATTAATCCGGATATACTCATAGGGTATAATAGCGATTATTTCGACATACCCTACCTCTACTACCGCATCTCTAATGTATTCGACCAAGAAATCGCTAGTGCTATCTCTCCGGTTAACATTGTTTACGACCAAAGTGAGTGGAATAAAGACCAACCCCTACTAATGGCGGGAGTTGAAAATCTTGACTACATGAAGCTACACAAAAAATATAGCTTTAAAGATGAACCCTCGTATAAATCCTCT